GTCCAAGCCGTTCGACAATTCTTCTGCCGCCTGCCAGAACATGGACGCTGAGTCGGTGGCAACCTCCGAAACGGACTGACTGTGGAACCTCGAAATCCTGAAGATCGATGGATCCGAGCCGTATGGGGGAGTTCTGCAAGTTTTGGTCTCAGCTTCCGTGACCAGGGGTTGCCGCAGCGAAGCGGATGACTAAAAAGGCGAGACGCGACTCCTCGGTGGGCTGGCCCTTGGATCCACACCGGTCATGCCGGTGGCAGGCTTGCCCAGCGCTCGTTCCAAGTGCTGTATGGTCCATCGGCCCAAAGCCGAGCCGTCGATATGAACGGTAGCAGCAGACGAGGCTTTGCCCTGCTGCGGCTGATAACTCAGAGCGCCTTCTGGTCCGGCGTGGCTAGGTTGATAGGGCTTGTCCGCAAACCGATTTTCTTTTTCCGACGGCGGGGGTGGTGCCCTTAGCGACCTCTCAACTCTGTCATCTGTGTAAGAGAACCGAGCAACAAGAAAATGTGAAATCCGTGCGTCCGCGATCGGGGGGAAACAACCGATCCCGCCGACATCAAGGCGCCTCGGTGATTTTCTTAGCCCGTTTGCCATTTCGATCATGGGCCACTGGCGTCCCAACGCATTCTGGTGCTGCGGGTGGACCGTTGTGCCTAGCAAAATATGTACACTATGGATGCCAAAACCGCCTGTAAAAGATCGCATGGCTACTGAAGGGTCGCGATTTTGAAGGTGTCCGAGAATGTTCTTTATCGTCGGCAGGACGACCATGCGCGATGCGGGAGCTCCGGGGCTCTTGATCGGCTCGTTGGATGGGCGGCGCTCTTGATAGCTAACGTTAGAGGAAGTACCAAGCGATGCGGAAGAAAATGTCCTCTCCGAGAGACGGAAAGTCCGGGAACGGTCTGACTTATCTTTAACGGGCATTTGGCGACGCAACGCCGCACGCTGTGGGGCCAAATTGTACTTCTGAAATTGCATCAAGCGCTGGAGTTGTATGAACCAGGCAATCCGCTTTGCATGGGCTTTATGCACCGCTTCCCTCAGGTATTTTATTGCTGGGCGGGATAGCCCACAGAACTATCCCCTAACCGAGCCCCCGGTGGCCCAATCGAACACTGACCAATCAAAACTGTGCCCATCCAAAGTGCCGAGCACAATGACGTATGCCGCTCTCTCGCCAGGTGAAAGTGAGAATGCTACGTCAAAAGGCACCCCGTGCCGAATAAGGTACAAGCAGTCGATCAGGACGGGATGCCGGGCGAGTTTCCCACATCGGCCTGTGTTTCAGAGGCCGGGTATTCCTCCTTGATAGCGTTAGCAATGGCTGCTAAGCCCTCGTCTCCTAGGCGGTCAATTAGTCCCTCGATCTGGGCTTCATTCACCGGTGTGGGCACGGGGACGCCATCGATCTCCAGGACTGAGAAGGCCAAGCCAGCCATAGACAGCCAAGGCTCATTTTGCGCCAAGGCCGGACCGGCGGCCTTGAATAGCCTCAAAGTGTCAAGGGCGGTTAAGTGACGAACCGAAAGCCGTCTGCTTTTTGTATCGACTGTCGTGAGAGCCCGGGCAGACTCGCGGACAATGGTTTGGGACGGAGTCACTAGATACGTCGCTTTCTGGTCGCGTAAAATTCGAGTTTTTGCCTCACGCTTGCGTCCCCTTTCCAGGTGCCCGCGCTGGCGAGCTTGAATACGACCCCCTCGAATTGATATGTAGACACTGAACTATCAACCTCGGTAATATACTGGTACATTGTACCAGGGGATATACCAGTGCCGTTATAGTATTCCTGTTCTATATCAGAAATAAAATTATCCAGTGCCGATGTTCCGCGTTCCAGGTCAAAACTTCCCTCCCAGCCCTTCGGAAGTTCGGCGGCGAGCTGGGTCCCATCAAGCCGACTGACGCGGATGGGGTTCGTAATTTGCCGGCTTTCGAAACCCGTGACGTGGCTGAGATCGACCCGGCCGTTGGGGCCCATTACGACGAGTTGTGTATCGCGGCCGATCGAGAATGCTGTCAGTGCCACTCGATGATCTCCTAACTAACTTGGCCGCTGGGTAGTGTTTGCCGGGAGACCTGGACGGTTTGGCCGCCCTCGACATTGACGATAAAACGCTCGTTGATCGCCTGGTATTGGATCTGAGCGTCGGATTGAACATAGCCAAGGCTGGTACGAGATAGTGGATTATTTGTCGTATCGCAGATGACGCTGAAAGGAAGGGAGCCGTCAGTGCTCCCCAGCAACCCCTGACCATACATATTGTTCAAGAATGACAGTTGGGTCGATCCGATATTTTGGAACAAGGTGCTGTTGATAACCTGACCCACATACAGGCCCATACCGGCGGCGAGCGTCTCGGCAATATAGTTCGTCAACCTAGTGTAGTTGTCACCGTTGATCGCAGCATTTGACGATGTGTTTAGGCCAGCTCGGACACCCCAATAGGACCCGCCCGGCTGGGGATTGCAAATCAAGTCGATGCCGGCACTTAGCAGCGCGCTGAGATCGGCCGACGAATATGTGCTGCTCTGGCTCGAACCCGGGCTGCCGGTGCGTTGGCTGCCAATCACTCCATAGATTTGCTTATTAAGACTGGATTGTTCCGGCGAGAGATTGGCCAGACGGCCAACCGTAAAGCCTTGCGGCGAAACCAGGCGAACCGTGTTGTTGACCTGATCCGACCACCATAACCAGTCACCGAACATAAGCTTCGCGGCATAGCTGTTGAGGCCGACCGCACCAATGGTTGTCACCGCGTTCGAGATGGTATCGCCGGCGGGTGTCGTGAGGATCATATAGATGCCCTCTTCTAGACCAAAAGCCGCCTGGGTAGTCCAGGTAGTGGAATCGTCGCAATCGGCAAGTATCGCAAGACCACAGCCCTGTCCGCGCAAGGCATACATTCCATTGCGCACGGGCGTGTCGGCGCCTACCAATTGACCACTGCCCACCTGCGTCGCCCCATCGGATCCGGCGCTTGACGAACCTAAGGCGAGCGAAAAGGAAGCAGGAGACGCGGTGGTTCCGCCTGCGCTGGCGACGATAAGCTGCGATGGCCCGCGCTGTACCCCCAAGCCTGAATTAACGGCGGACGCCAAACCCGTCCAGAAGGGAGCGCCGTTGCCGACAAGGCCGTCGTAAACTTCGGGCTCGAAGCCGGGAAGGAGCACCGACAGTTTCCAAGAGTTCGGCTGTGAGCCGGTCCCAAGCGTCAGAATGATGTTATTGCCAAGGGAGCCAGTATAAAGCGCCGTGAAGCTGGCGTTGGAGCCAGGGACGACAGTGTAGGCGGCGGTGTCGGTGGCGTCGGTCACACGCACACACCGGAAATTCTGAGCCCCTTGTTGGACGGAGGTGGCGACTTGTGTACCCATGTCATATTTGCGTGGAATGATCGAGCCGAACTGTTGCGCATAGTCGGCCATAGTTCCAACGATGGAGGGCTCATTGACCGGGCCCCAGGAGGCTGTTCCAACCACCCCAACGATGTTGGTAGGCACACCATTCAAGACCAAATTTTGTGGCGCGACGATCTGGACGTATACATCAGGGACAATCAGCGAAGTCGTATTGACGCTGCCTTGCTGGGAAATTGGCACCGGGCTAACCTCTTGAAGTGTTCTGCGCGATGACCTTCGTAACGAACTTTTTGTACTCGGTAGCCATTACCTCCTCCATTTTGGTAGCGTCAGCGATAATGTCGCCTCGGACGAAGTTGAGAAATGGCGTCGTAACCACCAGATGATTGGTCATATCGATTCCCTAACCGTATGTAATATTGCTATTTAGATCGGAGGCGCCAAAAAGCATGGAGGGCTGGTGAACAGTCGTGATAGTGGGATATTCGACGGTGTAGATCAAATCCCTGCGGTAAAGCAGCGCGTTCTGAGCCTGATCATAGCTTGCCGTATTGCGATAGACGATCCGCGCCTGGGTGGCATCGGGCAACAGCAGAAAATCTATTCGATCGATCGCCGTATCGATCTCGGTTGCGACCGCATCTCGAATCGGCGGTGTCGAGCACCAGCAGATGATCCGCAGATCCTTTTCCTGGCGTCGGCTTTCAAAGGATGCGGCACTATCGCAAACCGCCCTTACCGTTATTGATGCAGCGCCAGGGATCGTAATGTTGTTGCCCCGTACGCTGGCGATCCGGTCAGCCTGGATCAATTGCTCGATGTTGGACGCGACTATATCGGGTGAATCCCCCGCCCGAATTCGGTAGGCATAGGGTGTCCCATCGATGATGGCACCGACGACGTCTCCGTGCACAGGCACACCCGCGATGACGATATTTTGGCCGTTAGTGGTCATTGTTGCGCCAGGTTGTGCCGATATGGTCTGCCAACTGGGAAGATATCGGGTTGTCGTCTGACCAGAATCATTATCGGTTGCAACCGTAACGTTGACGGCTCCAGCACTCAGGTCGGCGTTCAGCGTGGCGGAATTAGGCCAGCCTCGATACACTCGGCAGAGTGCGCCAATGATGCTGGACTGGGAGGTTCCGGCCGGGTATAAAATGGCCGTGACGGCGTCCGCAACGGCTTGCTCAACATCGGAAATATCTGCCATTCAAGTGGTTGCCATTTTTGCACTTATTCGCCATCCTAGATTCGTCAGTTCGGAGCCGTTGATGACCCCAGTCCGGCCAAGATCGTCCGTTATAATGTCGCCTGGCGACAACACGACTCCGGCAGGCGACGGAACAAGAACGCTCCAGTACGGGACTACTTGGTCGGTGGGTAGATCAGCAGTAGAGTGGCTCGATCTGTTTTCCCCGAGTACGCTAGCTGGCCATTGATTCATCAGAGTTATGGAGCCACCCGAGGTATAGCCACCATAGGGATTGGTTGCTGTGCTTGTCTGCATGTTGGGCCGCACAATGGATATCGTTCTGTTGGTTCGGACGCATAGCACCGGCAACAATGGATCCTGGGAAGCTACAAAAAAGGTTCCAATTCCGGCAACGAGATAGTCACCAACGCGCGTATAACTGGCGTCGA